ATGAGAAAGAATTGGTTTTTTATTCTTCTTTTATCTATTGCTGCTTTGTCTTTAGCTGGAACTGCTGCTTATTTTTCCGTTTTTGGAATATCTAAATTGTTTATGGCAGCTGGAATGGGAATTATAATATTAGCATCATCATTAGAATTTTCTAAATTGGTTACAGTATCTTATGTTTATCGTTTTTGGAAATCTATTAAAAAAACAATAAGGTGGTTTTATGTATTTGCTGTTGTTTTTATTATGTTATTAACATCCATAGGTATTTATGGATTCTTAACAAGTGCATATCAAAAATCTGCCAATAAAATAGAAATAAGAGATTCTCAAATTAAAATAGCAAATAACAAAAAGACATTATTCGTAAATCAATTAGATAGAATAAATAAAACAATAGAAAGTGATAATAATCGTATTACTCAATTAAGTAATATTCGTGGATTACAAGAAAGAAGAATTGACACTTTATATAAAAGAAAACAAGTATCAAATGCTAGAAGAACAGAAACATCTATATCTGGAGCAGATGAACAAATAAAATTTTTAAATTCTGATATTACAGATAAAATGAAACAAGCTAATTCTGTAAATGATTCTGTTGCTTATTACGATCAAAAAATAGTAGAATATAAATCATCTGATGTATCCAATGAAGTTGGACCATATAAATTCGTTGCGGATTTAACTGGAATATCAATGAATAGAGTTGTAAATATCGTTGCTATATTGATTATATTAGTATTTGATCCACTTGCTATAGCTTTATTAATTGGTGTAAATCAATTAACTATGATTGATAAAAAAGAGGAAGATGAAGAAGAAAAGAAAGAACATAAACCTCTTTTAAAAAGAATAAGATCAATTATTAAAAGAACACCAAAAGTTGAAAAGGAAGAAATACCAAAAGTTGAAAAGGAAGAAATACCAAAAGTTGAAATAGAAAAATCGGTATTAAAAGAAGAAGAGCCGGTAAAAGAAGTAAAAATTGTAAAAAAAGAAACAGTAGAACAAAAACTTCCATTAAATTTTGATGAAGAAGAAATAGAAGATAAACCTGAGATTGAAAAAAAAACTCTGGTTGGGGAAGATTACTCCGAAAATATTACAGAAAATGAAACTGAAGAAGATTTTGAAGAAGAAATAATACCATTAGATACAAATAATCTATCAGTTGGACAAATAGTTTCACATGATATATTTGGCAAAGGTAAGATATTAGAAGTATATCCAAATCAAAAAGCCAAAATAGCTTTTTTTAATTTGGGTGTAAAAGAACTTAATACCGAATTTGCAAATCTGAAAGAAATAAAAAGAAAAAAAGTTGATAAAGATTGGTTTGATGAATATACTGAAATAATAGCTGAAACAGAACCTAAAAAAAAAGATGATATCTATGTAAGAGAAAAGGAGATCAACGGTGCAACTTTATTAGAACTTACTACAAATAAAGTTGAACACGATGAAGAAATTCCTTATGTTGAAATGAAAATTGGGGATATTCCTATTGAACCAGAACAAATTGAATCTAAACCAGAACTAATCATTGAATCACAACCACAACCAATAATTGTTGAACAAATTATTGAACCACCTGTTATTTTACCAGAAATACCCATTGAAAAAAAAAGCGATGATGGGATTCAAAGTATAACATTTGATACAAGAGTAATTGATAATAATTATAGATCAGGACCAAGAATAAGATTCACAAAAGATAGAAGAGGAAAAATTTAATCTTTCTTAATTTCATTATACCATCTCCTATCACCCCATCTACCACACACCCCACAAGTATAAGTAATATGACCATGTCCTCTATCATTTTCCCAAGTAATAGCATTTTTACCATCCAACGTAGTATGATCACACAAATCTTTTAAATTCTCAATTTTTTCTTTTTTAAAATTAATGATATCTTTTAAAGCTTTGATTTCTTTCTTGAGTTTTTTTAATTTTGTTTCGTTTTCGAAATATTTGTTCATAATTTTATTTATTATAATTTATCAAACCAATCAGGGTCTTCTGCTTCATTTTTTTCTATTGGTTGAGTATTAAAATCAGAAAAACAAGTGCATTCCGACTTAATATTTAAGCATGTTGCACAATATCCAGTTGGAAATTTTAATGGGTCAATTTCATCTAATTCGTGTTCTTCTAGTGGAATATTTGGAACATTACTACCTTTCATTTCATTTGGAACAGGATTATTTCTTTCTAATTCTGATTTTAAAAATGTTTCGTCTTGTTCAACTTTATTGACACGAATATTAATCAAATCACCATAACTTTCATTTAACTCAAACCCAATCCAATTACGATTATATTTTTTACAAACTTCTGCAACAGTACCTGAACCCATAAAAGGATCCAATACAATATCATTAGGATCTGTAAGAAATTTAACGAAAAATTCAGGTAAATCTGGATGAAATGGAGCAGGATGTTTTCCTGCTGTTTCTCCTTTTAATACACCAGCATTATTGAAATTAAAAACAGTAGATGGTTTTGTTCCTAATGGATTTTCCTTAATCATTTTTTTATTTCCAATAGTGGTTAACCCATTTTCATCTACTACTTCATTAAATGCTACTGGTTGTTTATATCTCTTTATAGTGCTTTCAGCATATGGAACTCTTACATTATCTACTCTGGTTTTTATTTTTGGTGAATTAGTAAAATGAAAAATATATTCCATTCTATCATTCAATCTATCACCACTCGTAGGTAATCCGTTTTTCTTTGCCCAAATATATCTTTCATATAGTTTTAAATTAGTATCTTTGCAAATACGAATAACCAACTCAAATACATATAAATCTCTGAACCCACCAATTACCTTATCATTAATATTCAGGATAAATGAACCATCTGGAGTTAAAGATCTAGATATTTCTTTTGCTAAAGGTAAAAACCAATCATTATAATTCCTAGGCGATAATGTATTTACATTTTTGCCATAATTTTTTACATCGGCGTATGGCGGCGAAGTTACGACTAAGTTTACAAAATTATCAGGTAGTGTTTTAGACAATTCTATTGCATCTCCAAAGTATGTTTTATTTATATCCATTAACATTCTCCTATTTTTTCTATTGTTACTCTAAATAAATTTGTTTTTGATCCAATTTCTCTTTGTGATGTATCAAATATTTTTTTTGTTGTTTCCATATTTTCTCATTATTTTTTAATTATATAAATTATTTATCAAAATGTTTTTTAAACTTTTTATTTTGGACCCCCTATATTTAATATATAATATTAATCTGGAATTATTGGTTTTGAGTCATCGAAACATAAGGTCACTTCTGAATTGTGGTAAACAATGAAAAAACTGATAGTTCAAAAATAAAAAATAAAAGAAAGGAAAACTATGAAAGAAGGTTTAACTGAAATCGTTGTTGTCGTGGACAAAAGCGGTTCAATGGAGTCAATTAGAAAAGACACAATCGGGGGATTTAACGCATTCCTCAAATCACAAAAAGAAATCGAAGGAGAAGCAACTATTACATTGGTATTATTTGATACCGCTTATAATGTAATATACCAAAGCATCAACATTCAAACAGCTGCAGAATTAACAGAAAAAACTTACATTCCAAATGGTGGAACAGCTCTTTACGATGCTTTCGGTCAAGCTATGAAAATGACCAAAAAAAGAATTGAATCTTTACCAGAAGAAGAAAAACCATCCAAAATTTTCTTCGCAGTTCTAACTGATGGTGAAGAAAATTCAAGTAAAATCGTAAATAAAGAAGGTCAGAGAAAATACACAAAAGAATCTATTTTTGAAAAAGTAAATCAACTTCAAAAAGGAAATTATATATTTATCTATTTGGGTGCAAATCAAGATGCAATGCAGGTTGGAACAGGTATGGGTTTTTATGCTAACAATACCGTTAGTTATTCAGCAGATTCTAGAGGAATGTCAGCATCGATGGATTCTATGAGTAATTATTCAAAATCTTATAGAGTATCTAATTTAAGTTCACAAGATTTTGCAGCTCAGGCTGATTTAGGAACTTTATACGAACAAAGCTTAGAAAAACAGGATAAGGAAGAAGAAAAGAAAGAAGAAGTCAAACCGTAATTAGATCGGTAATATAGAAAAAGGGGTTAATCACCCCTTTTTTATTAAACTTTAATGAAAATTTTTGATAAAAATATAAAACTGAGAGAAATTTTAAGAAACTATTAAAAAATTATAATGTATCCAGATAAATGTTATTTATTGCGATTTGTCAATAATCCTCTTAATCATAAGATTGGTACAGAGGGATTCGAAATGATTTGTCGTGATCCAGAGACACTATCAAGATTGGTGAATTCTCACAATGGAATTAAAAAAGTTAATCCAAAAAATGTATTTACTCTTGAAATAAGAACGAAATATTGTTATCAAATATATGAATATCTTTATTTTGAATAAAATGAAAATTGAATAATTTATGGAAGATATTGAAGATTGTAGACCGGATGAACCAAATTTACCACCAAAGAGAATAGAAAATGTAGGTGAAGAATTTATGGATTGGGCTGAAAAATACTGGTCGTTTAAAAGAATTGTAAGAAAAGGTATTAGTTCATTAGATATTGGATGAAAGTTGTCCATATGATTTTTACAGGCAATATTTTGTTAATAAAATAAATGAACTTGTTGAAGATAAAATAAAAAATGGATAAATGAATGTAATAGAAACTGCATTAAATGAAAATCTTCTAAAATTTAAAGTAGCCTGCAAAAGTGAATTAACAGATGGAGATATAAAAGTATTATTTAGAAACTTTGAAATAACAAGTGAAAAAGAAATAGGGGAACTTGTTAATATTTTACAACAATATAGACCAACATTGTATAAATGGTTTAACGAAAATATATAAAGATGAGTTCAGAACAAAAAGAATCAAGAGAAAACCATTTGTATCATAAAAGAGTGGTTGAAGGATATCCACTGGTTGATAAAATGTTTGATAATTTCGATAATGATATTATTAGAAAAGAAACAATTGATGAAATTTTATCACACCAAACAATTGATGAAACTAAATCTATAATTGTTCAATGGTATGCTACAAAACCAAAAGTTAGAAAATTAGTAAAAGAATTTATAAAAAAATATAAATTATGACAGAAGAAGAAATGTTAAAAGATAATTGGATAATCGGTCCATTAGAGAAAGATAATATCATCAATGACTTAAAAATAATAGATATGTCAAAATGGACTAAGCAAGATATAGAAAATTATGTAAAAACTTGTCAATTTAAAAAAACCATATCACACTTAATATAAAAAATTATGAAAAAATTTTTATTATTACTACTGTTGATTTTATCAATATCTTGTCAACATATAGAAAATAAACAATCTGTTGCACCAAAAAAAGATACAATTGTAAGTGCTCCTAAAATTGTTTTTGTTGTTATAGGAAAGGGAATAGATTTTGATAAAATGGAAATTGATACTATCATAAATAAAATAATCCATAGTGATAGTGTATTAGAATTAAAATCAACAAGTCCTGAAATTTATACAAAACCACAAATTATTAAAGCTTATAGAGTAGAAGATATAACTTGTCCGTATTTAAAAGAAAAATTTAAAAAATATGAACCCGGTTATGTTGTATTTCAATATAATGATAAATTACTTGTTAAAGCAAAAGATGGTGTAATTAAAATATATCATTATAATTTAAAAGAAATAAAATAATATGAAAAAAGCTTATGCCGTAGTTTATAATGAAGATTCTTTTGAAGGTATTTCAGTACCTTTCGAACTAAAAGAAACTCTTGAATTTTTAAGAGATCAGGGAGAAGAATTAATCACTGATGTATTCGATAATTATGAAAGTTACAGAGATGAAGAAGTCGATATGGCACACTATACAAAAGATGGTAGTGATGGCACATATGATATATCATCAGCAATGGAATTAAGAGGTTGGTTTCTTTCTAGATTCAAAAGAAAAATACAAAAAGATAGAATATCTGAAAATATTCTAAATAAAATAAATAATCTGGAAGAAATTCCAATTAGTCCTATATTATCCGATGACGAAGCCAGAATAATTCTGGAAGATGTTATTGATACATTAATAGAAGTTGGAAATGGAACAACAGACGAACAACTTCATAAAGCAGCAGATAAATTATTAAATTTTAGAGATAACTGGTTAGATAAAGTATTATAAAATGGAAAATAAAGTAGAAGTCTATAAAGACAGTAAAGGAAAATTACATGAAAATCGTAATGAATATTATTCGGCAGAATTAAAAATAATGCACGAAGCGAACATTGAAAATTGGGAACATTGGTTAGAAATGGTTAAAGATGATCCTGAAAATTTTTATAAAATAATGATGAATTTTATAAAAATAATTGAATCCAAAACTCCAGAAGAAAATCAAAAATCTTTTCAAGAAAAAATAGATTTTATAAAAGAAGCGAAAAGAATTGAAAACGAAAATGAAGCTGAATCTGGAGAACCTTTTTCCGGAGAATCAAATTGGAACGCAAGTCCGGGAGATTGGTTGGGTATATATGCACAAGATTTACAAATTCCTAATTGCTAAATATGGTATCCGAAAAATTTAAAGAAGCATTTCTTGGTGGAGGATCTTATACTCAACAAGAATGTATGTGTGGTAGAGTACATTTTTGTAGTCCGGAAAATTCTATTGGTGATTTTGAAGATGGTGAATATGATAGATTAAAACAACTTCAAAATAAATATCCAAAGAAATATATCGAAAGTAATGATGATTGTATATCTTATTTAGAAATGAACGGTAATCCTGTTATTTGGGATTGCCCCTGCGGAAATGATGTTTGGTACGAAAATCTAGTATGGGATAGTAGAAATTCTATTATGAATTATCTTAAAATTAGATTGGGTGAAATGGAAAGACAAACATGGGAACTTAGTTCAAATGTTAAAGAAATTACAGATTTTGATAATGGTGTAAAACTTACTTACGAAGAATTTATCAATAAAATGAGAGAAAGAAAATTAAATATGATATTACAAAATGAGCACGAAGATTTATAACGCATTCAAATTTAATGGAACACCTGAACAATTAATGGTTATTCTTAAAGATATTAAAAAAGAATACACAGAACAATGTAAAAATGATCTATCCAAACTTAAATTAGATGAAATAGAATTTAATAAGAAAAGATATCCATTTCTTGAAAAAGATATGTACTTGAAAGAATCTGATTTTCCAGATTTTACTCTAAGTAATATTATTGAAAGAGAAACTATTATAGGGGAACGCAGTCCACTTAATATAGATGCATCCGCTGTTGTTTATTTTCATGATGGAATATTTGTTCAATTTTTTGGACTACCCGACTCTATTATAAATAAACACCCAATGTTCGAAGATTATCATTATCAAAATCAATCTGATATGAGTAATTATGATGAAGATAAAGAACCCATAGAATCAATGACAGAAGAAAGATTACAAGAATTAAATATGGATTGGATTGAAAGAAGAGATACTTGGGACGAAATATTGCCTTGGAGTGATCCGGTTCCATCAAATAATGGACTCATATTTAGTTTTATTCCAAATCATTACGAATTGTCAATGTTTTGTAGAGATTTGAAGTGTGTACACGACATTATAGAAAAGAAATATCAAGAAAAATTCAAATGATTTTTTTATTCCAAATGAAAGTTGTATTTTTGTAATCTAAACTTAAGTCATATGAAGAAAATCACAACAGACAAAGAGACCTACATTAAAAAAGTAGAAACAGGAACTTGGAAACCAAACGGAAAACCTGAATGGGATAAAAATTACGCTGGTAAGGTGAAAGCTAAAATTCCACTCAAAGGTAAAGATGAAAACGGTGATAAACGTTTTGAAGAAGTTGAAATTATAATCAAAGGATTCTTTTTCACACCATTTTCAGGACAAAGGTAAAATGCAAAAAGGAGATAAATATAAATGTATCAAAACCATCAATAATTTATTTGAATGGAATTTATTCAAAGAGGGTGATACATATGAAGTTATTCACGTTGAAGAAATAATGTGAAGAAATAATGGGAACAACTCTTGTTACTTTGAATCACATTCTATACGCAAATGAATACCTTGAGGAAGAATTGGATTCCATTAAAGAAAATTTTGAATTAGTAAAATAAAATAAACTTTTTCTTTTTATCCGATTATAATAAAAATGAGATGAAATTTTTTTATCTCGAACAAATTACATAATTTTGTAATCTGAATTGGAAAAAATAGACTTTTTAAGTTAAATATATAAACAATACAAACAAAGAAATAAAATGTTGATGAATATTCAAATATTAACCACACGACCTGAAACAAGGACGACAGTCACAACTACCCCAGTGGTAGAAGAGACAGCGTATGCTCCGGGTGTTGGTAAAATATTTGATTGAAAATCCCCTCATCAATATAGAAAAACGAAAGTTTTTCAACCCTACACCCGGAATCGAAAGAAACCGGGTTTTTTTATGTTCTTTAAATTTCTTGGGTGAATTAAATGATAAGTAATCGAAGTCATGAACCGATGAAAATCATCAGGTGGCTGGTAGTCGTAGACTATTCAGTATTGGTTCAAGTCCATTTTCATCCACAACCATAGAATAACGGTTCTTTGACATCTTGGAATAAAATAAACTCGATTCGGCTAGAGGCTTAGGCCATCAGACTTTCAATCTGATAGAGATTTTTTCTCTCAGGGGTTCGAATCCCCTATCGAGTACACAATCAATCTAAATTTTCAGATTCGATATAAATTATGACTATGTAATTTTTTATATATAAAAATAAAAATAAAAATAGTCATGAATAAATGTTTAAATTGTGGTAAGGATGTAAAAAATAAATATTGTAATTCTAAATGTAGAAATCAACATAAACCAACTATATATGTACCTACTCAGGAAAGTATAGATAAACAAAAAGATACGGTTTCTAAAAAGTGGAAAATTTTTTATGTTAAATGTTATAAATGTGGAAAAGACTTTGAAATTAAAGAATTTAATGTTGAAAAACTAAAAAAAGATAAATACTATTGTTCCAGATCATGTGCAAATAGTAGAAAACACACGGTAGAAACGAAAGAAAAAATAAGATTGAAGAATAAAAATCAAGTTCCTTGGAATAAAAAAAATAAAATATTAATAAAATGTCCAGTTTGTAAAAAAGATTTTCAAATCTTACCAAAATCAAATAGAATTTATTGTTCTAAAAATTGTTATTTGAAAGATAATAATTGTTCATTTAGAAGAAAATCATCAGGTGGAATAAGAAAAGGTTCTGGAAGAGGTAAATGTGGTTGGTATAAAGGATTTTGGTCGGATAGTAGTTGGGAATTAGCTTGGATAATTTATAATATTGATCACAGAATTATATTTGAAAGAAATTATAAAGGATTTGAATATTGTTTTAACAGCAAAAAATATAAATTTTATCCGGATTTTAAAATAGATAGTAAATTTTATGAAATAAAGGGTTATATCGACAGTAAAAATAAATCAAAAATCGAACAATTTAATGATGAATTAATTATTATAGATAGGATAGGGATTAAACCTTATATTGAATATGTAATAAAAAAATATGGAAAAAATTATATAGAATTATATGAAAATAATCCACATAAAATAAAAAATAAAAAATGTTTAATATGTGGAAATGAATGTATGAATATGTATTGTTCCAGAATTTGTTCTGGGAAAGGTATTAAAAATACTACAAAAATACCAGTGTAGCCGACTGAAGCTACGAACTTCAGAGATCGTAATTGGAGCTGTCAAATGTGGGTTCGAATCCCACCACTGGTTCAAAGGGGGGTAGTTTGGTAATATTGGGTAAGGTAAACGCGTAACTGAATGATGGTTCAATTCCATCTTACTCCACATTATCTGGGTGTTCCACAGATGGCTATATGGACTTGTTTCGGAGACAAGTGTTCGCGAGTTCGAATCTCGCTACCCAGACAAAAAAATAAACTAGGTGTAGTCCCGTAATTGTGACAATATGTCCTCTGTCAGTTCAAGTCTGACCACCTAGACAAAAAATTAATATTTATGATAAATGATTATGACATAAATGAAAAAATTATAGATTCTGATGGTAAAGAATGTATAATATATGAGAAAACTTCAAATTCTATTCTTGTTCATATTGAAAAGAAAAGAAAAGAGGGTATAAATTGTAATCAATGGTTCACCATTGAATCATTTGAAAAAAGATTTATAAAGAAAAATGATTTATAAAAATGTTCCCGTAGTATAACGGATAAAATTTCTGACTACGGGATCAGGGGATGAGAGTTCGAATCTCTCCGGGAACACAAAATGGTGGTGTATCGTCCTAGTTTCCTAAACTAGTAAAACGTAACTGGATTGATGTGGGTTCGAATCCCATCACCATCACAAAATGGTTAAGATACTAAATGCCGGTGTCGTATAATGGTATTACAAGGCTCTTGTAAAGCTTGAACGGTGGTTCGATTCCATCCATCGGCTCTAATTTCGAAAATTATTTTGGGCTCTTAAATTTTTATATATAAAAATAAAAATATAAATATGTGGAGTCAAGAAGAATTGAATAAAACAATAAAATTAGCGAAAAAGGGAATAACATATAATGAAATTGGGAAAATATTGGGAAAAACAGGACATGCTATAAAGTGTAAATTTTTAAAAAATGGTTTAATAATAACTGATTTTAAAGAAGTAAAAAAATATAAAATTGTTAAATGTTTAAATTGTGGTAATGATATAAAAGGTAGTGTTCGAAAATTTTGTAATAGTAGTTGTTCAGCAATTTATAACAATAAAAAAAGAGATATAAAAATCAATGAAAAAATAAGAGAAACATTAAAAAATCCAAAACAAATAAAAAAAATATATTGTTTAAATTGTGAAAAAGAATTATTTAATAAAAGTAGAAAATATTGTAATGGTGTATGTTTAAATGAATTTAGATATAAAAATTATATAGAAAAATGGAAAAATGGTGAAGTTGATGGAATGAGTGGTGATGATCAAATTTCAAAGTATATTAAAAAATATTTATTAATAAAATATGAATATAAGTGTTCAGAAGATGGTTGGAATAAAGTAAATCCGTTTACAAAAAAGATACCATTAGAAGTTGAACATATAGATGGTAATAATAGAAATAATAAAGAAGAAAATTTAAAATTATTATGTCCTTGCTGTCATTCACTTACAAAAACATATAAAGGTGCAAATAGAGGTAACGGCAGACATAATAGATTAATTAGATATAGAAAAAATGCTGATGTAGTATAATGGTCATTATTCGTGCCTTGTAAACATGAGATGGTGGTTCGACTCCACTCATCAGCTCAAATGCCGGTGTAGTATCAATGGTCTAAAACGCCTGATTGGTAATCAGGAAATTCGAGTTCGAATCTCGACACTGGCTCAGTTAAAAATAGGACTATGGTGTAATTGGTTAAACATCCCACTCCTACAAAGTGGAGACGAGAAGTGTAATCCCGGTTCGAGTCCGGGTAGTCCTACTACAAGCGATTGTAGCTCAGTTGGTTCAGAGTATCTGCCTTACAAGCAGAGGGTCCGGGGTTCGAATCCCTGCAGTCGCACAGTTCTTTGAAAGAAAAAATGGGGAAGTAGTTTAATGGATTCGTTTTCAATGATTTCAAGGCCAGAATCATTGGCGGTATTATGAATCGGGCAGAACGGTTAAATCGAGAATACTCGATGTTTGTAGGTTGAAGTCATCCACATTTGTTCCCTTAGCTCAACGGCTAAGAGTGTCTCCTTGACGTGGAGAAGGTTATAGGTTCGAATCCTATAGGGAACACAAATTAATTAAATTGGGGGTTGGGACTGCTAGGGTGGTCATCTCGCTTGCACCGAGAAAAACAGAGGGTTTCGAATACCCTAACCTCCACTATTTTTTTAGAGTTCGAGTTGGAAAATTTCCACTTTTTTATATTAATATATACTTAAAAAGAAAGTATATGATGAAATGTAAAAATCCAGATTGTGGAAACGAACCAGAAGGTGAAAAAATTTATTGTTCTTTGAAATGTAGAAATATTTATGTAAATAAATATCTAAGAGATTATGATAAAAACAGAGAATCATTAGAAAAAATAAGAATAGAATTATTATTTGATTATTTAAAAAATCCAAAACATTGTAAATTTTGTGGTGAAAAGATTCCATATGAAAAAAAGAGAAATAATTATTGTAATCAATCATGTTCGGCAAAATTTAATAATAAATTTAAAATTGGAAAAAAAACGAATTTGAGTAAAGAAGGATTAGAAAATATACTATTATCGACAAGAAAAAGATTTGGAACAGATGAATATTATTCTAATCCAAAAAAATGTTTGAATTGTGATGATATATTATCGTTTCAAAAAAGACATCAATTATATTGTAATTGGAATTGTAAAAAAGAATATTATTCAAAAAATAAAAACAATTATGAATTATATCATTCCTTGACTAATTTTAAATTTGAATTGAAAAAATTTAAAAATGAATTTGATTTTAGTTTAATGGAAAAATATGGTTGGTATAAAGCAAAAAATAATGGTGATAATATAAATGGTGTAAGTAGAGATCATAAAATTTCAATAAAAGATGGATTCAGAAGATTAATCAATCCTTTATTACTTGCTCATCCATCTAATTGTGAATTAATTTTAAATAAACACAATCAAAGTAAATGCGACAAATGTTCAATAACTATCGATGATTTATTAAGAAAGATAAAAGAATTTGATAATAAATATGGAAAATATTACAAAGAAGAATTAAAAACTTATATAAGTTTGGATGAATTAACAGAGTTGTATAAATTTTATTCATATAACTAGGTGTATATCAGTTGGTAGATTACATGATTTGGGATCATGTGGCCGAGAGTCCGAGCCTCTCCACCTAGACAATTTTTTATTTCAGTAAAACTTTATACTTTTGTAAAAATATATAGTGAATATGAAAACTAGAAAGGAAAGTGTCTTTTAGGTAAAAAATAAACTTAAAAGACATGAAAGACAGATTAGAGTACAAAATAACCACTAGCAGGTATGTTTACAATCGTTTAAGAAAACGTATTCTTGAAGATAATGGTGAACTTCATTGTGCAAGATGTGGATATCATGACAATGAAAACAGAACCGGTAAATATTATGGTGGTTGTGTTCGACTTGGATATCTTGGTGGTGATTACAAAAAACCAATAGAATACTGGAGTATTAGTAATCCAAACTGGAAACTTGTTTCTAAAAAAAGGAAACAGTGGATGGTTAAAAAAGTAAAGAAAGAAGATTTTTCTTGGGTAAGACCTTCTTTCGATTTTGTTTTTTGAAAATAAAAAATATGAAAAAGAAAGGAGATTTTCATTAGGTGTTATAAAAAATAATACCAATGAAAATGAAAATAAACAGAAAGAGGTTAGAGAATGCTCTAACTAGCAAAGAATTTAAAATTTACTGGAAAGGTATTGAACCTTATCCAGAATGTTTTTGTACTACCCATAAAAGATGTAAAAGACCAAGACATGGTTTAAGACCATATCACAACAAAGCTGGAATGTGTAGATATGGAAACTCACATAAGTCTTGGAAAAATTACAGAAAAACTCAATATCGAAATATTAATATATAAAAAGAAAACGATAGATTGATTCAATTTATTAAAACCACAATACAAGAGTTTTTAAATGAAAAACATCAACAAAATAATTTTTTGAAATGGTTTGGTAATAGTAAAGTTGTTGATAAAAATGGATATCCATTAGATGTTTATCATGGTTCACAATCTGAATTTAGTGAGTTTGATGGTGATTCTTATTTTACTGACGATTATATGAACGCGGATGGATATGCCGGGGGTGAATATGTATATGAGGTTTATTTGTCGATAAAAAATCCATTGGTAATAGATGCAAATGGTAAAAAGTGGGATGATATTGAAACCCCTTATGGAACAAGTACAGGAGAAGTTGTTGGAAATGTAGATAGAAAAAAATATGATGGTGTAATATTCAACAATATAAAAGATAATTGGATTGATGATGTAGATTATCAAGACCCATCAATTGTTTATGTTACATTTTCATCAAATCAAATCAAATCAATTGAAAATGATGGAACTTGGGATGTTGCAGATAATGATATTTATTCCTAATATGCTGGTGTAGTTCAGTAGGTAGAATGAGGCTCTCGTAAAGCTTAGACGATGGTTCGAACCCATTCATCAGCTCATGTTTTTTTATTTCAAGAAATTCAATTATCTTTGTATTGAATTAAAAGTAAAGAAGCAATAATATGGATTATAGAAAAGAATTTACTAAAAAGACGGGTGAAAATCCTAATGTACCGGGCAACTCATACCATGATTTTAAACAAACTTATGTTGAATATATAGAACTCACTCTTAAAGATTTGGAGGAACTGATTATGGCACAAGATGAGTATATTCAATATTTAGAAAATCCTTTGGATTTAGGACATGGACAAAAACTTATTAACAAAATTAAAAAACTTAAAACTAAGATAACTTGAATACTATGAAACCTCAGATAAGTTTTTTGGAAATGAAATTGCAACAATTTTAGGATGGAAACTTGTATTGCTTGTGGTAAATGTTGTAAAAAGAATTGGTTAGTTCGTTTATCCAGTCAAAGAGAAAAAGATTTATTTGGAGATAAGGTTGTTTTTGGAGAATTTATTTGGACCAATGAATGTCCTTATTTAATTGATAATAAATGTTCTATACATGATGAAAGACAACCTTTTTGTTGTAAAGAATATTTTTGTGAGGGAAATTTAGAATGATATGGGAGTTAAGAAAATAATTAAGTATAAAGAACTTCCATTTGAAATTGGTAAAACTTATACTACTAAATTTCAAACAGGAGAAAAATTTTTATTAACTAATATAAAATACAATACAAAGGGTGATAGAATTGGTTTTGATGGGATTTATGAAAAATGTTATCATATTGGAGAATGTGGATTAGGTCCAGATAGATTAATTCCAGATAAAATTGAGGATGGTTTTATTGAAGTTTGTGATTTTTGTAATACACCAATAAAATGATATTATACAGACCGGTAAATAAATTAGAATTGGATTCGATTGTGGAAAGTGAGTGGACTAAATTTCCACCACGTTTACCAGAACAACCTATTTTTTATCCAGTTTTGAGTTTGGAATATGCTAAGAAAATACATAAGTGGAATATTGATGCTTATGGAAATGGTTATATTGTTGAATTTGAAATTGATAACATGTTTTTAGTTATACATCATATTGAAACTCATAATGTTGGTGGAAAAGATGATAATGAATTTTGGATTAAATCAGAAGATTTGAATAATTTTAATAATCATATAATAGGAAAAATAAAATTAGTTGAATTATGAAAGAAGTAAAAGAAGTAATTTGGTTGAAGATAAGTGATGCTGGTGGTTTTTCTGGTATATCTAAAGGCACTACAATGGCTGATATTGATAAACATATTTCTGATAGAGAAATTAACAAACTTTTAGGAAAAGGTAATTGGAAAAAATTGGATGAAATAAACGATGAGAATAATTTAACTGATGCTGCTATAGAATTTATGAAATCAATCGGATGGGTTGAAAAAGATGATTTTTGGAAATCCAATGGTGATGTTCATGCTCATTGTTTTGAAAGGATTGAAGATGAAAAAAATTAAATTAAACGGAAAAGAATACGATTGTGAAGTTCGTGATGGTGTTCGTTATGTTGATGGTATGAATCCTGATGAGTTTGTGAATTATCTTGTTAAAAATGGAGATTGGACAGCTTTAAGTGATTTAGCGAAAATTGGAATGAAAGTTATTAAAGATATTAAACAGAACAAAATATCATCTTATCAACAAATTGCAGATGAATTATATTTAAAGAAAGTAAATTAATGGCAGAACACATTTTTGATATTGATGGAACTTTAGTAAATTATCATGATAATTCTTGGATTGATGGAGCTAAAGAAATGTTGCTAAGGCATACCAAAAAGATGAAGAATTTTGAAGGTAATCACCAGTCAATGAAATCTGGCAAATTTGATTATGATTATACTCCATTGTTCAGATTTTTACAATCAAAAGATGGAAAAGTTGTAAAACAAACTGACTAATTTTATATATAAGTATCATGCCTAAAATAAAATTATCGGACATATTGAAAAACGGTGAAAATTTCAAAATTAGAAAACTTGATCCAACCCAGATTTTATACAAATGTGTGAATCTGTAAAGAAAGAACAAGAAATGTCGAAGAAAAATAAGAAAGGGTGAATTATATGCCAAAAGCACAAGACACCTCATCATTGAGGACAGGAAGAAAGTTATAGGGTCTCGCGAAGAACGCCGACGCATCAAACATTCTCATAACTTTAATGAAATGTTTACTTTCTTTTTACGGTCTTACCGAAGTGGCTTATTGGATTTTTGTGGTTCATCCGTAGAAGTTAAGTTCGATTCTAATGGACTTGATGGTAAAGTTTCCTTTAAATTATTTGAGAATGGACAGATGAAGTTGGATAACTTATCCAGTTGTCATTCTAATGTCCTAAAAGGTGTAATCATCGGTAAAAAATCGTGGGGACTTCATGTAAAAATGTGGTCAGAGGGAATTTCTGATGGTGATTTCCGAATATGTGAAATTATAAATGATTTTACTAATAAAAAAATATATATTCCAGAACCATTAATGATTGATTTTGAAAACACTATAAAAAAGAATATCAAAAAGAAGTTAGTCCATTTATCTATCCATAATTCGACTTAAATTTTTAATATATAAAAAGAAAATGATGTTGTAAATGGATAATAGAATAATATGGATTTATGGTTTAATTGACCCAAGAGATAATGAAGTTAAATATGTCGGAAAAACTTTTAGATTAGAACAAAGATTCAAAGACCATTTAACTGAAAAAAAGGTAAATACATTAAAAACTGCTTGGATTAAAAAATTGAAAAAATTGAATTTGATTCCAGAATTGTTTATTTTAGAAGAAACTAATACTAAAGAATGTGATTTGTTAGAAATTTATTGGATTAGTCAAATGAAAAGCTGGGGGTTCAATTTGAAGAATATGACTAAGGGTGGTGATGGTTCGTATGGTGTTAAACCTTGGAATAAAGGATTAAAAAGTGTTTTTCATCACAGTGATGAATCAAAAAAGAAAATGAGTGAAAAAAGAAAGGGAAAGGAACTTACTTGGTTGAAAGACAGAAAAATATCAGATGATGAAAAAAGAAAAATGAGTGAATATAGAAAAGGAAGAAAATTAGGAAAATATAAGAGTAATGGTAATTATAAGAAAGTATATTGTTATGACACGATAGGAAATCTTATAAAAATTTATAAATCCGGGAAAGATACAGAAAATGATGGATTTGATTCTGGTATCGTTTCAAAAGTTTGTAGAAAAATTAACAAAACTCACAAAGGTTATATATTTTCATTAATTGAAATAAAAAATTTCAATCCAAGTGATTATGTCAAAAATGTTTGGAAATTTGGAAATAAAAAGAAAGGAACAGAAAATGGAAACAATTAAAATAGAAATAAGAGCATCCGAGGGTGGAAATGATTCTAAATTATTGGTTAAAGATTTAACTGATATTTATACAAAATCATGTCGTAATAAAAACTTCAGTTATAAAATTGAGGAAAGAGATGGTTTTGCTTCAATATGAATTACAGGAAATGGTATTAAATCGTATTTTGGTAATGAAAGTGGATCTCATTGTTTTGTAAGAGTTCCGCCAACGGAAAAGAATGGTAGAGTCCAGACCAGTTTCGTTACCGTTGCAATTATGAATCCTGAGGTCAATACAGATTTCCAGTTGAATCATAAAGAGATAGTGAAGCAATATACCTGTTCACGCGGAAATGGTGGTCAAAACGTAAATAGATTGAAAACTTGTGTGGTTTTAACTCATATACCAACCGGAATAATGGTGAGATCTGAAGAAACTAGAAATCAGGGTAAAAATGAAGAATTAGCTTATAAAAGATTGTATGAAAAATTAAAATCTATTGAAGATAAGAAAAATTATGAAAAGAATAAAGATTATCGTAATAATCAGATTGGAAATGGAAGTAGAGGTGGTCAAAAAAGGAGAACTTATCGAATAAGAGAAGATATAGTATTAGACCACATTACTGGAAAAACTTGTCGATGGAAAGATATATTAAAAGGTAAAATAGAATTACTTTTTTAAAATATATAAAATATTATGACATATAATAAAGGAGATATTTTGAAATCAAAATTAAATACACCAACTAATAAAATGTTTGTTATGCTTACAGATCAGGTAAATACGATGTATTGGGTTGTTGTTTTGTTTAATAATTTGAATGATGTGTGTGTTGGTGATACAACGAATGGTATCGATATTGAAGATCTTGAAATATCATCTATTAATGAAATGGCAACTTTTATAGTATCTTTGTAATTTTTTTATTCCATTTAATTGTTATATTTTTGTATAAAATAAGAAAAATGATAATTTTTTAAACATTGATATATGAAATCAAAAGAAAAATTTTCTCGTATTATTCTTGCTTTTCTTAAAGATAACAAAAACAAAAAATTCACCGTTAAAGAGATAGGTGAATCTTGTTTTTGTGGTCAAGGAATGGAATATCATCACAATGTATCTGAATTTCTCACTTGGTTAAACGAAATGGGTTATGTTAGATGGTTTTTTAATGGTGTTGAAACTCGTAGGAAAGATATAAAAGAAAAAGTGATTGGTGGTCTTTATCAATATAAATGTGGAGATGGAATTTCAACAAATGATAAGATTTTGGATCTTTGGAGAAAGGACACCTTAGATTTTTTTGTATTCTGTTGTCCCGGTGATAAAGAATATGTTGATTATGTTTTATCTATGGGATATGGGAGTGGTTATTTCAAAATTAAATTATTAAAGATATGATACACATAGAAAAAATTTCAATCATTTTTTTTAGAGCATTTGTCATAGCAATGCTAATTATAAATTGGAATCCAAAAGCTTACTGGGGATTACCATTTGGAATACTTATTGGGTTTCTTAGTGAAACTAGATGGATGACACATACTGATATTTTGAAAAACAAAAATAAAAATGAAGAAAAAGACAGTTAATTTGGTTACAGCATATCATATTGATATCTTCTGTAAAATGAATGATTGGCAGGATATCAAATGTGGTGGTTCTCCTACACTTGGTTTCGATTTTTATGTATCTGGAAATAAGGTTAAATGGGAGAAAGATATTAAGAAACTTCTAGAAAAATACAATCATAAGTATGAGTCAATCAATATTAGAAAAATTACAGATTTTAGAGAAGATTGGATTTGGACCTTCGAAAGAATAGAAGAATGTATTAGCAAAGAAGATCCTTATAGCTGGTAATTTTTTTATATTATAGAACATTCGTATCTTTGTGTTGTCAAATTAAAACAACCAGAGATGGAAAATCTATTTACAAAGGCGTTAGAAAAGACCAAACCCGATCTTGTCGAAGTTGTTAAACGGAGAAACGCTGAAAAACAGGATCAAATTAAAAGGGATATTCAGGAAAAAGAAAACCATGATAAATGGTTAGAAAGAAAAAGGTTAGAAAATAAAACCAAAGAACTGAATGTTTCAAGGAAAAACAAAATTAAGGATATGTTAAAAACCCTTAATGGGCTTCCACCTTATGATAGTTGCAGTAATATTTGTTATTTGGATGGTTATTATAGTCAATCTATTCCCGGAAAACCGGGTAATAAAGAATATGATGTTGCAATGGAAGAACTTATAAAAGAGTTTGGACCTGAAAAGAATTGGGATCGTTTTATGGATAAAGAATTAAAATGGTAATTTAATATTAAATTTTCGTTAAAAACGGGATTAGATGAAAATCAATCCCGTTTTTTAATATATAGAAAGAAAAAAATAATCAATGTTAATTAAAGGAAAAAATGTTTTAGTTATAGAAGATAACGAAGAACACATGAGAATAGCAGAACAATATTTAAAGTCTTTAAAAGCAAAGGTTTATAAATGTTTTACTGGGGAGAACGCTATTGATATATTCAAAAAGAAAAAAATTGATTTGGTAATTATCGATTATAGACTTCCTTATAAAAATGGATTAATGATAACTAATGAGATGAAATCATTAAAAAGTGTTCCAATTATATTAATATCTGGTCAGGATGATATAATTCAAGATATTGATTATGTTAAAAGATTTAAATTTGATGAAGTTATTCCTAAACCATATCATAAACAAACACTTGTTGATATAATTGAAAAATTATAATTTTTAAGACTTTTTTATAATTCGTGTGTATAAAAGTAAAAATAATTATTTTTATGTATACGAATTTTTTCTTTTTTGACATTGAAACAACATCAAAATATGGTGATTTTAATACACTTAAATTAAATGATCCAAGAGGATCCGAATTGTTTACCAAAAAGTGTGAAAGAATGGCTGATTTTGATGAATGGAAAGGTAAAACAGTCGAAGAACTTTATGTAAATAAATCTCCCTTATTAGCTGAGCATGGAAAAATTATATGTTTATCTTTTGGAATGTTTAAAGATTCAGCTTCAGATACTCCAATTATCAGAACTTTAATAAATGATAATGAAGAAATTCTAATGGCTGAAATAAAACAACTATTTGATAAAGTTAGTAAATCTGGAAAAAGAATATGTGGGTATAATGTTAAAAATTTCGATGTTCCTTGGATTATTAGAAAATTATACAAATACAATTTAGATATTCCATCAATTATTAATGTAATAGATAAAAAACCTTGGGAAACAGGTATTATTGATTTATATTCATATTTCGTTAAATATACTTCTATGGATGAAGTTGCTTATGATTTGGGTATAGAATCATCCAAAAATAATTTAGATGGATCCAAAGTTCATGAGTATTATTGGATTAAAAGAGACAATCAATCTATTATGAATTATTGTGAGCAAGATGTCAGGGTATTAGTTGATATTTCTAGAAAAATAAAATTATAATTTTTTATTTCGAATCTTATTTCTTATCTTTGTATTCTAATTAAAAACCATTATGGCTCAAAATCATATTTTGAAAGTTGTTAAGGGTAATGTTGAGGTTTATAACTTACAGACAATGAATAAAGTAAGAACCGTATATAAAGGCGGTGATGCCACCATTGCTCAATGGTATGATGAAATAAATGAATCGGTTTCGGTTCAACTTCATAATGGTAAAGTGAAGATAATAAACAAATTTGGAAATATAATAAGAACCATATGAAAATTTTCTTTAAACAAACGACAAAGGGGGGAAGTTATTCTGTGGATGTTCCTCTCTATAATAGAGGAACTGAATTGGGAATTGATTTTGATGGATGTAAAAATCAACTTTTTCTTGAAGATGTTACTATACGTCAAGCAGAAAGAATGATTCGTCAATTACAAGAATATATTGATGGTAAAAAATCAGAAACTATTTAATTTTATTTTACATGGAAAATTTAGAAAAATTTAATTTAGAAAAATATCTTGCAGAGAATAACGAAGATAAAGTATTCAAACACATTTACTTTTTACCATTTATGGTTTGTGATAAATTTTCATATCACGAAGAATATTATGTAGTAAAAGGTGGTGAAGTTTTTCTTATTCAAGAAAGTCAAAGAGGTAAATCAGATTTTCTTTATCCAACTAATGATACATTAGTAGAAACATGTGGTAGAGGAATTCCATGTGGTAAATTTAATGAAAAGAAAAAATATCCAAAAGTTGTAAAATTCTTTGATATAAAGGATTTCAAAAATGTAATGAAAAGTGTTTTGAAAAATGATTAATTATTTTTGAATAAATTGATCAAATTTTAATAATCTATTTTCTTTTTTCAATTTATCTTTTTCTTTATTTATATGGTTCTGAATTTTATCAAGAGCTTTCTTTTTATCTTCAGGACTTTTTATTTTATTATAAGTATCAATTGCATCTTCTTCATCAGCTATTCCTGACATAACCAATTCATCATAATATGAATCATTTTCCTGTTCATGATCCATAGCAATTTCGGTAGCTGTATCTTCATCTGAAGTGTGTTCTCTTTCAACTTTTTTACCAACTTCAATTTCATCTGGTTTATAATCATCTGGTTTTTTTCCATCAGATTTTCCACCGTGTAAATGTTCTTTCCATTTTTTAATTTCAGACATATAAAAAAATTCAATTTTTTTTGAAATATATAACTATATATTAAAATTAAACTAATAAAAACGGAAAAACTATAATAATAAGTAATTTTCCTAAAAACTAAACGATAAAGATGAAAAAGAATAATCAGAATCTAATTATTAGTGACAACAACAGCTCAATCTTAACCGCATTAAAATATAATGGGAAAAGTAAATCAATTGATGATTTTAATGTATTAGAAGAATATTACAATCAATTTAAAGAACAACCTCACACTATTCAAATTGTTCATGATGAATGTGAATTTTTTAAATTAGATTTTATAAAAAAAGAAATAGTAAAAGAATTTCCAAAATCAAAAATAATATTTAGAGATTCTTATTATGATGTGAAGAAAAATGTCAATCAATCCAGTAGAGAAGTTTGGTTGATTGAGCAAGGATATATGATGAACATATATTCTAGTTCTTCATCTGTTTTTTATACCAATCCTGAATTAGATGTGGCTCTAGATAAAGATACTGAATTAATCAGTTCAAATTGTTTAGTGTGTCCTCCACCAGAATCAAAAAATAAAAATCCAAATATAGAAAGAAAACTATATGATATTTTTAATAAATCTGTGGTATCAGAAGTTCTTAAAAATTCTGTTGGTTTAATTAGTATGGATAATAGCAGTTCCTTATATGTAAGAGAATTTACTTTAGATAAGAAAATAAAAATACCTGATTTAGATCTTTATTATGGTGAAGATTTTACAGATTTTAGTAAAAAGTTAATCAGAAGATTAACAAAGGATGATAAAGGGTTAGTTTTATTACACGGAAAACCCGGAACTGGAAAAACATATTATATTCGTTATCTTCTTCAAAAATTAACACAAATAAACAAAAAAGTTTTATATTTTCCTCCAACAATGGTTGACTCTATCACAGATCCGTCTTTTTTCAACTTTATAACCGACTGGACAATGGAAAATGGTAAAAGGACTATATTACTCATTGAAGATGCCGAACCTCTCCTAGCGTCTAGGAACAACAATCGTAATCTTGGTATTACAAATCTTTTAAATTTAACTGATGGTATTTTAAATGATATCTTATCCATTCAAATTATTGCTACATTTAATACAGATTTAGGTGAATTAGATGATGCTCTATTAAGACCAGAAAGACTTATTGCAAGGAAAGAATTTACTAATTTATCTCTTAAACAATCGAAATTAGTTGCTGAAAAATTAAAATTGGATCCAAAAATAGTGACAAAAGAAATGTCATTAGCTGAACTTTATGCTATGAAGAAAAATAAAGAAATAATGAGTCATGGTATAAAACAGGAAAAACATATGGGGTTTAAAATAGGTGGATAAAATGTCATACACATTATGACAAAATGACACAAATTTGAATTGGCATACATTTTGAAATAGTTTTATCAAATAGTTAAAAAATAAAACGAAAGGAGATAAAACTATGAGCTTAATTAGATTTAATCAAAACAGACCTCTAAGTTATTTAGAGAAATTCTTTGAAAACGATGATTGGTTTTCATTAAGAAAATTAAATGATTGGTATGTTGGTGACAATGGTAAAGTAAACATTAAAGAAAATGAAAATGATTATACCATTGAAGTAAGTGCACCGGGATTTACAAAAGAAGAATTAACAGTTAATATCAGTGATGGTATTTTAACAGTTAGTGGAGAACACACCAATGAATCAAAAGATGAAAAAGAAAATTTTTCTCGTAGAGAATTTTCAAAATCATCATTCAGTCGTTCTTTTAGAATTCCTGAAGATGTAGATGAAAATGGTTATGATGCCAAATTCGAAAATGGAATCTTATCATTAATGGTAATGAAACCAAAAGAATTACCAAAGGTTGAAAAGAAAATCGAAATCAAGTAAACCAAAAAAGTCGGGGAAACCCGACTTTTTTATTTAAAATTTACCAATTGTTTCTTCTGGTTTATCTATTTTGAAAATTGGGGCTATGGCATCTCTAGTTTTATTTAATTGATCTGGTGTAGTTTTATCGTTAAAAATAGTTTTTAATAAAGTTTCTTTTCCTTTAGTATTTTTTCCAGATGCTGTCATTTTTGATACTACATTTTGAGTATTTTTATCTTCTACACTATTTGTTTCTGTTGTTCCAGATACTGTTGGTTTGAAAGCTTTTAATTTCTTTTGCATTACACCATAAAAATTATTTTTTATGACATTTATATTTTCTTGTTTTAATGTATCTATTGGTTGATTTGATGTTGTAGCAGTGGCTGTTGGTTCTGCCGGGGCTGCTGGATCAGCTTCAAATATTTTATTATAATCATCATAAGACATTATATGTTTTTCTGTTGAATTTCCTCTAATTGCATTGTTTGATTGTTGTTGGTTTGCAGGTGCTGGTGTTTCTGCTGGTTTTGCTTCTGGTTTTGCCGGTGTTTCTGGTGTGTTAGTTTTAGGTGGATCTGCTGTAAGATCTTTATAATTATTTATTGATTTATCAACTTCATCCATTGGATATTTAGCTTTAGTTGCAAAGTTTTTTACTAAGGCGTTTACAGCATTTGGTAAATTTTTAACAAATGCATCGGTGGTATCAAAATTATACATAGCTGAAAGATTAGGATCGTCAAAAACAGAATTTGGTTTTAATCCATATTTTAATTTCATTTCATTTAAAGCTGGAAAAGTTGAAACTTGAATTTCATAATTTAATTTTCTAATTTGATCAATAGTGGTTGCGTTTTTCATACTATCTTCAAAATATGTACTATATGGTTGAAGAATATTACTATTGAAAATTGATAAAGTATTATTCCAATCCTTGGATGTTTCTAATTTTTTTGTAAAATTTCCAAGACTATCTTGTAATTTTTTATTAACACCTTTAAAAAATCTATTAATTTTTTGTAAAGCATCCCAGAATTTTCCTTCGTTTGTAAATTCTTCAAAATTTTTAATATTTTGCATTTTCTTGATATTTTTTTATTTTATACTTTTTATTAGTTAAGTATTTAATATATTCATCTTTCATTTTATCAACAAATTTATTATCATCACAATCTTTTATTTTAATATCATATATTATATCATCGTTGATACTTATAGCTACATTAAATGATGATGTATTGTAGGTTCCTATTATAATATCTCCATTATTCATTATAATACTTAATGAACTTCTTTTCTTTTCTTTATGTATAGAAAAATCATCTGTTTGTAGATTTCCATTTATTTTCTTTGGGTGAATACTTTTTTTTTTATCAGATTTATAAATTACTAAAGTAAAATCGTTTATAATTTTATCAATAAATTCTTGTGAAGAATTACCAACTTTTATACTAATATCATTCAAATCTATTGTTTCATAGATTTTTTTAAGTATATCAAAATCATCAAATTTTATCATTTAAAATTATTATTTTTCTATAATACAATTATGAGTTATATTGTTCCAAGGTTTTACACTCACAATATCAATATCATGACCTAAAACTTGATATATTATTTTTTTTTGCTGAATTTGGGTCGTGAGATTTAGTTATAACTAAATGAGGTTCTGTTATACCTCTACCTTTTCCTTTTGCTGGTTCATCTGATATCATTAGAATGTATCCATAACCATAACCAATTTCAGCATTTGTAATCAACTTGTAATTTTCGTTCAATTTAAATTCCTCTAAATGTTTCATAAAACTAGTTTTCTTTTTATATATTAATTTTGGACTTTGATTTTTAATATATAATTTCAATATTAATTTAAAAACAAAAAAATTAACACATGACGAAAATTTTCAAATTAAACTCTCTGGAGAAGGGAGATGATTTCATTAACATTATTAGTGATAAAGACCTTTTAGTATATGAAGATATACAAGGTAGCCGTATTTTTGTTAAATACGATGGTCAAAAATTTATTATCAAACCAAAAAATTTAAGAAATGATAATCTTAATTTCATTGATTTGGCAATTCAAAAATTTTATAATCAAGCTTATTATTATTTCAATTCTTTACCACAATATGTAACAGATTTGTTAAATCCAAATTGGTGGTTCTGTTTTGAATATTTTCCTGATATGCATCCTGCAAACATTGAATATAAAAGAGTTCCAAAGAATAATCTTATACTTGTTTGTATAGTAAAAGGAAACAAATATAGATATAATTATGATGAATTACTTGAGTTTTCAAATCTTTTAGATGTTGATGCTATACCTGTTATATTTAAAGGTAAATTAAGTTCAAAACAATTAGAAATTATATCTTTGTTTTTAAATACTTCTGAAGATGATTTAAAATTTGTATTTGGTGAAAATAACTTTTCTAAATTTTTCTATAATCTTTTGAATCCAAATTTTACTAATTCATTTTTAATGCAGGATGATGAATTTAATGAAAATTTAGAGAAGATAATAATGAAAATAGATGGAAATGATGAATACTCTTTTGAGTTATTGAATCCATTGTATAAAAGAATGTCATTCAAAAATGATACTGATTATGTTGAAATATATACTCAAATTATACTTAACTTTTTAGAATTTTGTCAATTAATTGATCTTAAAAAATGTAAAGTTAAAGCTAATACAAAAGATGAAATTTATATTGAATTAATTAGTCAAATATTTAATGATTATATGGAAAATATAAAGAAAGATATTGATAATTGGAATATTATAATACCAGACTTTTTTGCTGATGAAAAATTCAAATTAAATACAGATATGTTATTGAATAAGAAAACAATAGAATTTGTAAAATCTAGTAAAAAGATTGAATATATGTTAAAAGTTATTTTAAGTTCATTTAGTTATAAAAGAAAAAAACCGATTGGTGTATTTAATGATCAAACCGTTATTTTATTTAATGAATTTGTTGATAAACTTTCAAATCACATTGATAAATTAATGAATATAAATAGAGAATATAATCTTCAAAAGAATGATTTATTAAATTTTGGTGATTATTTTAAATTGAAATTTAATATTGATACTGATGGCAGATTATATCCCGATACAACAGCACCACCAAAAGAAACTGGTGATGATAAGGATAAGGATGTTAAAAAAGGTGTAACAAAAAAAGATGGTGTTATTAAAAAATAAAATTAATATCCCTCTAAAGTTATAAAACCACTATTTCCAGTTCCAAGTAATGTTATACTTGTAGTAGTTATATTACTTACAATAGAAGTATAGTTTTGTGATAATATTTGAGGAATATAAGTAAAAGATATAGGATATGTATAAGTACAGGATCCTGATAAATCATCGCAATAAATTATAACTTTTTTAAAAGTACTCTGTTGAAAAGGTTGTGAAAATATAGCTGATCCTGTTGTTGATCCTGTTAAAGTCGTTTGTGTTCCATAAACATTGAATCCAGAATGAACCCACATTATACTAAGTGGATCTCCTTCACTGAATGATCCCACTATGCTTATTTCCATAAATGCAAATTGATAGTAATTGGAAATTAAAGTTGCGTCAGAACCTGCCACACATATCATATAATTAATTCCTTGCCTATCTGATATTTGTATTAAATCATTGGTTTTAACATTACTCCAAACATAACTATCGTCATGACTGGTATCATCAATTTTATTTATGTATATATAAGAAGAATCTCTATATAGTGCACCAGTATCGGCATAAGTAGACGACCAGTGATAACGAAACATTGGATTAATACCACTTACACCAGAACTTCCATTAGTAGATGATATTCCTGAACTTCCACTAGTAGATGATATTCCTGAACTTCCACTACTACCTATTCCAGATGTTCCTGCTGTTCCTGAAACCCCACTGGTTGTTTGTCCATCTTGTTCTCTTAGATTACCAAGAATAGAATCATATTTAATACCACTCATATATTTTTCTTTTTTAGTATATATAAAAAAATGAACATGATTTATTTTATATATACTAAAAAATAAATTTAATATATGGCAGGATTTTTAGATGATGGTAAATATATAGAAGTTGTTCATTCTGGTTTAACTTATATTGGATATGCTTGGCCGGGAACAGTTTCATCTGATCCTAAATGGAGATTAAAAAGAATTGTTATTGTTGGCAATTTAACTAAAATAGAATATGCTCTTCCAGTTAGAGGTTCAAATTCTTTAACTGATTATTTTATTTTTAAATGGGATGATAGAGCAAGTGGAAGTATTACTTGGGGATAAAAATTTTTAAAACATTTTTAGTTCATTGAAATATATCAATATGATATAATATCTTTTTGGAAATAATGAGTTTTGAGTAATTTTGGTTGCTTGAAGATTGTGTAAAAACGTCAAAAAAACTTGTTTTTCAAAAATAAAAAACAAAGAAGGAGGTAATTATGATTACACAAAATTATGGCTTGGTACATCCGAGCTGCGAAGTATTAGTAAATGGTCAAAAGCGTAAGCTTTATGACAAAAACAAAAACAAAGTTTATCTTAACAACGGAGACGAAATTCAATTAAAAGTTTTCAATCCACTATCAACTAGAGTTGGTTTTCAATTAAAAATGAATGGTTATGAATCGGATAACGCTGTATTGGTCGTTAACCCCGGTCAAACTGCTGTTATCGAAAGATTTATTGGAACCAATAGAAAAATAAAATTCAATACCTATACTGTGGATAAAAACAATCCACAATCTAAACAGGCTACTAAGGAAAATGGTAAATTAGAAGTGATTTTTTATGCTGAATCAACAGCTAATAATTGGGTTCAACCTATAACAATTAATCCAATTATTAACCCAATAATTCAACCTATAATTAATCCACCTTATTATCCATATAATCCACCTTATACACCACCATACAATCCATATCCTATTTGGTATCAAGAACCAACAAATATTTGTAATGGAAGTACTAGTAATGGTGTATTATATAGAACAACAACAGACACTTTTTCTTCAAGTGGTGGTAAAGCTTCTAGTGCGAACTTTGGATCAGCATCATCCAATTTTAATTATGATACTGATTCTGGGTCACTTAATTTGAAAGGAGATTTGAATATAGATGGAAATATAAGAATGAATGGTAAATTATTAAATTGTGATTTACATGAAACCGGTAGAATAGAAAAAGGAAATAAATCTAATCAACATTTTTCTCAAGTAGAATTTGTTTGTGGTAATATTATTAAAACTTATCTTTTCAAATTATTACCATATTCAGAAAAACCTATATCTACACCTACTCAAACAACATCAAATCACAATCCATATATTATTCAGCAACCAACGTATAGTAATACTTATATTAGATCTGAATTCAGGGAATATTGTCCTAATAAAAGATGTAATTATAGAGTGCGAAAATCGAACTGGGGATTTTGTCCAGTTTGTGGTACTAAATTAGATTAAAAGAAAAACCCAGTCATTGACTGGGTTTTTTATTTATAAGGTTTTAACCTTATAATTACGTTTTATAAGGTTAAAACCTTATAGATGATTACCATCTGGTAATGGTGCAGTTTGTTCTACTTGAATATTATCTAAACTAAATTCACTTAGAGTATCAGTATTTTCAATACCTACAACAGCTTCATTGGTTTCTAAATTATCTAAACTAAATTCGTTTAATCCTTCAACTTCAGTATTTTCATCCTTAGCTGCATTTACTTGTCCTTCTAATTCTTTAGAATGGGCTTCTTGTAGTTTCTTCAAAAATTCTGTTCTGAATTTCTTCTGACGATTTTTGATATTTTCTTTATAAGCTACAACCTTAGCTTTTCTTTTCTTGTTTGTTCTAGATTTTGGCATGTTATTTAAGATTATTTTTTAAAACATTTAATTTATCAAAAAGTTCAACTTCAAACTTTTTATACATTGTTTTAATGAAACTATTATATCTCACATCATTACTTTCAGTTTCTTCATTTTCTAAAATAGATTCAGGAATTTTAGACATGAATTTTAAGTTTTTATCAGCTCTTTTTAATTGTTTAAATGCAATTTCACCACCTAATTTTTTATTAATATCACCGGGAAGATTCATTCTTGAAGCCATTAATTCATTTTCTAATGTTTTTACTCTTTCATATGATGTTTTTAATTCTTCAACATATGATATTGGTTCATCATCTGAATATGAAATATAAATAACTTGATCTTTCAATAAAACTCTTTTAAGTTTTTCATCTTGAGGGTATTGTATCCAATCCATTGATACATTTTTTTCAATTTCTGTTGGTACAATAGTTAATGGATCTAAAAGTTGTAAATCGAGAATATTTTTTTGTTTTTCATCAAATATTATTTCAAATGCTAAAAATCCATCTATAAGTAAAATTTTTATATAATGATACATTTGAAGTTCTTCAATATAATGTGGAAAAGGAGTAATTACTCTTTTTAATTTTTCTAAAATTTTATCAGTCATTATATTTACATAATTTCTGATTTCATCTTTAGTAGATAATTGTCTTAATAATTTTCTTTTATCCAAATAAGTTCTGTCTTGATAAGATATTTCTTTATATCCTCTTAACCAATTTATTAATTCTTCTACATTTTCTGGTGTTAATGTAATATCATTCAATTTTATTCCATTATTATTTTGAATAATAAAACAAGATCCAATTTTTGTTTGTCTTTCTTTCATTGTTTTGTTGATTATTTTTTGTTGTTTTGTTGATTGTTTTTTTGTTGTTTGTTTTTTGTTGTTTTTATTCTGATAATCTTATTAAGGCAAAAACGGAATAATTAATGATATCATAATAATTAGCTTCTAATCCCTCTGATATTTGTGTTTTTCCATCATTATCTTCTATTTGTTTTATTCTTAAAAGTTTCTGTAAAATTAAATCGGTAATACTACTTACTCTCATTTCTCTCCAAGCCTCACCATAATCGTGATTTTTATTCATCATCAATTCAAAAGCTTCATTAGTTTCATTGTTATAAATATCTATAAAATCTTGATTTGATAATTTATTATCAATTTCCTGAGAAGGAAATTTTAATTGAGTTATAGCCATTACTGAATAATTTATCATACCGATATATTCAGATTCAACTCCTTCATTTACCTTTGATGTCTTTTTTTCTTCCAAACTTCTAATTCGTTTGGCTTTAATGAAAATTTGATCAGTCATTGATGATGATCTAAGTATTCTCCAAGCTGGACCATAATCATTCATTTTCTTTGTAAAGAGATCTAAACATTTAAATATAATTTCTCTGTATTGTTTTATTGTATCTATCATTTGAAAAAATGGAAATAAATGGTAATTTTTTAATTATATATAATTTAAGGAAAAAAAAGTTTTAATTAAAAAATGTTAAAAACATATAAATATAGAATCTATCCAACACAAGAACAAAAAGAACAAATGCAAAAAATTTTTGGTCAGGTTAGATTTGTATATAATCTTGGTTTAGAAACAAAAATATCTGCTTATACAGGAAATAAAAAGAATATAGATATGTTTGATTTAAATAATCAAATTAAAGAACTTAAAGACAATGAATGCCCTTGGCTAAAAGAGTCGCCTTCACAAGCATTACAAGCATCTATAAGAAATCTTGATAATGCCTACACTAATTTTTTCAGAGGTAATGGGTTTCCTAAATTCAAAAATAAACATGGAAAACAATCATTTCAATTACCACAGGGAGTATATTTAGAAAACGAAAAACAAATTTTCATACCTAAACTAAAATTGATTAACATAGATTTACATAGAATATTTAAAGGTGAAATAAAAACAGTAACAGTATCAAAATCAACAACAAATAAATATTTTGTTTCGATTATGGTTGAAACTGGAGAATTAAAACCAGAAAAGAAACCGATAAAAATAGGAACCAGTGTCGGAATAGATCTTGGGATCAAAGATTTCGTAATTACATCAGATGGAAAGAAATTCGAGAACAAAGATTTCTTCAAATCAACGATGCAAAAATTAAGAGTAGAACAGCGTTCATTATCAAGAAAAAAGAAAGGTTCAAATCATTATCTGAAACAAAAA